GCAGAGGTGATTGCGTTTCTTATAGCACTCGGAGCATTCTGTGTTACCGCAGACAAAAGGAGTTTATTCTGAACATCTAGGAAGTCTTGGTGTTCTTCGTACTGACGGTCATCGTCCGTTTTCAGCTGGTCAATGCGCTTCTTTTCCTGTGCAGTGGCGAACTCATAGACAGCTCCGAACAATTTGTTCTTATATTCCCATTTATTTTGCGCGTCTTGTTTCAAAAGACTAAATCTTGTTTCAAGATGCTGTTCAGCTAACTGTAGATTTCCTTGCGCCGCTGACAGTTGCGCCGCGATAGGGAGTGCTTTGATAGCCGCTTCTTTAGCGATTTGTGATTGCTGACCGAGGATAATAGGTTCGGGAATTCCTCGTCCTTGTCCTGTTACAGAGAGTTGGTCTGCTTCGGCTTGGGCTGTGATGGTATTAAGTTGGGCTTGGTAATTGTTTACATTTTGTCGTGCCTCCATTATCGCAGATTCTCTCTGCGCTTTTTCGTAGAGGGCCTCCGTGCTAGGGGGTTGATTCTGTTCAAGTTGGTCAAGATACTTCTGAAAGAAATCTTCTGACTTATCTTTTTTATCGGTAAGCAGTTCTCCCGTCATCGGGTCGTACTTGTCTGCCTGTTCCTGTGCTGTCTTTTGCGCGGCTTTTATTCCGGCGAGCGCACCGATAGCCCCGCCTGCAAGTGTGGACGAACCAGACGGAAGGGAAATGGAACCGCCAGACGAGCCACCGCCAGCCAGCAAAGAGGACGAAAGAGTTGATGGAGTGTTCACCGGCCCGAAATCTACGACGGAGTTCCCAGCGTTGCCGCGAGAGTTGCTGTAGATGTTTCTAGGACCATACTGTCCTGTGTCTATTGCGCCTTGAATATCGCCACCCTGAAGCCCTGTGATAGAGGTATCCTTGACCAGCCTCCCGTCTTTACCAACCGAAAACCCTTGCGGAACGGTGATAATTTCTGGCCCGAACTTGATTGGGTTCGATGGAGAAAGGTCTTCTTTGATACCCGCATTTGTGATGGTCTGAAGACCAGATGGACTAGTAACAGGAAACGCCATCCCTACTGCGGCTGGTTGTTTGCCGACTTTTGAGAGTGCTGGTGCGACGACATTTTTACCGAACGACTGCAACTTCTTCGTTGCCTTTTGGTATGCGCTCTTTACTTTAGAGAAAATTGACATATTAATAAAATTATTATATCACGACTGCGTGCCGCAAACGGTCCACGTGTCAACAGCAGTGCTGATGTACAGGACACCAGCGACTTCTATGATGAATCCAACATCATCCACTGAAGGCGCGGCTGAATAGTGGGGAACCTTTAGTGCAGAGTTGAATCGGCACGTTTTGTTGAAGTCCTGACTACTTGGGAAATTGTTGAGATAGAAAGAATCTTGTAGGGCTTTGATTTCCCTTTGGAGTCCCGTTATCTGGTCGCGCAATTCTTGGATTTCTTTGTTTGGCATATTTATGGGTTGTCTAGGATTGTTGCTTTCGCGCGGAATCCTAGTGGCTCTGCTCCGCCTGTACTTTCAATGCGGAATTCCACCTCCCTGAATGAGGCGAACGGGGTATCGGTAGCTTCTATGGAGAGGAATGTATGTGAGAGGTCGCCGTCAGTTGATGCAGAACCTATCGTCGTCCACGCGGTTGCTCCATCAATCCGATATTTAGCCGTTATTGTTTCTCCTGTGGCTAGTTTCCTGAAGAACACTTTGAGTGAATCCAATCGTTTGTCTGATGTTATGTCTCCGAAGTCAAAGATTTGCGATTCACATACGCTAGTGAAAGTATAGGTTGCCGCATCATTTGTCTTGTCCACGCTTCCATCGTTTGAGTGGGCGATGAAGAAGAAGTTGGCGGCAGTCCCAAATGCCTGAATGCCTGAAGTGTTTATGTTCTCGTCTATAATATCCAGTGTGAGTGTATGTAAGAAATTTGTATTTTTGCGCCCGAATGACCATATACCCTCTACATATTCTGTGCCTGCACTGTTGGTCATTATTTTTGCCGCCCAGAATATGCGATTGTTTTCCACCGCTTTAGAAATCGGCATCGTCTTTCCTACGAGTGCTTGGGTAAATATCTCCTTGAATACTTGTGGCGAACCACCGGAATAGACAGAGACAATCATTGACCCTCGTCCTGCTCCTGTTGCGTTGTTTAGATAGCGGTCTGTGATACCCACCAAGAATCCTTCAATGTTTTCAAGGATACGGAGTTCACCTTCCCCCCAGTCAATCGCTTCCTGAGCATCAGAGGATGTAAGGTTCCAAAGGAATACTTTTGAATTACCTGCGAAGGTTGAAATCGGCGCACACGCGATAGCGAGATAGTTTCCGAAGTTGCAGATTGAAGTGATTTTGAATTGTGTAGGGAGTGTTAAAACAGCATCTGTTACGGTACTGCTTGCATTAACTCTTGCAAGTTTGTTATTGTACGGAAGATAAAGGTTGTCGTCTTTTGCTATGAGTCCTTGTGCTACGGAAGTTATCGTTCCGACTGTGCCTTGTGAGTTTGTTATTGATGGTGTTCCTGAAAGCACTCCCCACCTAAATACTTGTGTTGTACCTTGAAAGCCCCATGCGTAGTCTTTGTATTCTACAAAACATCCATTCTGTACTGCTCCGTTGCCCTCGGAAGTTGCTGGTGTTGTCCATAGACCGGATTCAGCTAAAGTTTTCTGAAGGATTTTAGTCAGTCCAGCACCAGTCTGACCTAACCCGTAGAGTTTCCCTGAACCTGTTGGATATAGAAAGTCTCTTACAAAATACTGTTTAAGGTCGGTTGTGGAGACGGAGGTTTCGGTATCGGCTTCAAGTGAACGATAGGGGATTAGTCTTTTCGGCGCAGAGAAGATGTCAAAGTGTTTTGTGAGTTGGAACTCGTTTATTGACGACTTGCGCGGGTCATCAGAGATGCCTCCGTTGAAGTCGTTTATTTGGATTTCAACTTGTCTGGCCATACTAGGTTTTGATGATGTAGTTCACAGTAACAAACGGGCTCATTACACTATGTGCGGTAGAGCCACCTGTCGAGTTGGAAGTGATGGTGTTGCCATCGGCAGTTACGGTTACCGTTGGGACTGAACCGGGATTTACTGCATTGGACGAACCCGCGTCAGTGTGCGTGTGTGCCGCAAGTTCGGCGATTGTAAGAGCGTGGTTTTCCTCCCCGCCGGTGTCGCCGAGCGTTCTTGCTGTGAGAGCTTGTGTGAATGTTTGTGTTCCTGTCCCATCACCAGAAAGCGAGATGACAGTTCCGGCGACCGCGTCTGCAACACTTGTAGCGAGAGAGAAGGTTGTATTTGATATCCGAACAATATAGTACACCGTGTCGTCTGATAGACCTGTGATTACGGTTCCTGTCGTAACGTAAGTAACTGCTTGTCCAGTTTGGAACTCATTGTTTGCGACGTTAGTGAGTCCAGTGACTGTGATGACGTTACCAGCCCGTGATGCAAATGTAGCAACTTTTGTTCCCGTTCCCTTGCCGAGCGGGAAACGACTGCGTAAATCAGGAAGATTGAAAGTTGTTGAGCCGTCGCCGACACCAAATGTCGTTCCAATAATTGCGAGAAGTGCGTTATATGTAGACCTCGCCACGGCAGAGCCGTCACAGAGTAGGAAGTTTGATGGTGCTGTGGAGCCACCATAGGGAAGAATTGCGCCCGTTGGAACGAGAAATGTTGTTGCCGCGACTGTGTCAACATAAGTTTTGGTCGCCTTCTGCGAGGCGATTTTACTGTCACTGTTCGCCGCGAGTGCTGTGTCGGTGTCTATGACATCGGTTTCTATCTTGTTCGCATTTAAGGAGTCAAAGTTCGCATTTATGTCCGTGCGGGACGCGCTAATCCCGTCTGTTGCATCTATTGTGGTAATCGTAGCCATATCTAGTTATTGCATTTTGTCGTAGAGGTGGCGAAGACGGTATTCCCCGAAGTTGCAAGTTTTATCCACATTCCTCTCCCTGCTTCGTCTTGGAAGAAGAAGCACAGGTTTCCACCACTGATAGAACTTGTGGCGTTAGCTGTGCCTATCCCTATATCGCCGAGAGGAGACGTTGAAGCCATAATACCCACAAGGCTTGTGGACGAAGCGAAGGACTGAAGACTCGCAAAAGAGGTATTTGTGTTGGTGCGGAACGTCTCTAGCGTATCGCTAGATGCCGTTGAAGAGACTGCGGAGCCAAGCGCGACTTGGTTGGTGGACAGTTCAAATAAATCTCGCGCTAACTGCTCCTGTATTCCCATCAGTTTGTAGGAGAATCCTACGGAAACGAGGGAAAGGATGATTGCGATGATTGTTAGGTATTTCATATTGGTTTACTGGTATTTGTAAGTGGGCTGAACTGGCTATCCATCGGATGCCCGTCTACTTGGTCAATGCTGAAGGTTCCGATTTCGTCAAAGGTGTAGCTTCCAAGACTTTTGACTGCCGTGTTGGTCATATCCGAGATGCTACTGCCCCAAGTGTGTGTCTCGCTACTCCAAGTAGTAGTGATGTTCTCCCACGTTAGTTGAGATAAATCCCTTGCGACATTTGTGAGGGGAGAGAACTGTCGGTCAAAGGATACTCCAGCAAGTTGTTCTACGCTGAAAGTACCCACCTCATCAAAGGTGTAGTCCCCAAGTGTTTTTTTAGGTGTGTTAATCATAAATTAGCGGAAGCGGATGGGCTTCATTTTCAGAATACTTCTCTCATCGTTACTACGGTTTGCGAAGTACGCGACCATTTTATTTTCCTCTGCCGCCCTTTCTACTGCAAGGGCTTGGAGGTTTTCAAGCCCGAGGGTTAATGCCCCGTCATAGGCAGATGCAATGACAAATCCTCTGTGTAGAGTTGGGGCTACACCCGGTTGTTTGGTCGTGTCCGATGCAGTGAAATACGAGGGGGAACGCTGGAACGAGAACTTCAGTCCCGAAGTAACCGAGATACTGGGTTTTGGATAAAGACGGATGATGTTGTCGGCAATCTTGTCGTAAAAGAGGGGTATTCCTGTCGTTACTTGATACAAGTTTAATGATTCATTTTCGTATTCCGATTGGTCAAAGGGTTTAAGCACAGTCCAGTTCGTTCCGCCTGTCTCGCCAAGCATTTCAATTCTTATGAGAGTTAAGATGGTGTTCCCTTGTTGGTCGGTGAGGAATGAGTAGTCTGACTGGTTTGCTACGAGGTTGGTCGTTCCTTCGGGGAGTGCACTATGATTTGTATCGTCCCATTGAAATCGTTTATCAGCCCCAATAGCGTAGCCAGTAACCGTATCAAGCCAGTTGTTTACTGAAGCAACAATCTTTGCCGTCGACCACTGCGTAGAATCAACGCGCATTAAAGAGCGTACTTGCTGGACGATACCTTGGTTGAGTGTTGCATCGGAGAAGACCATAAGTTAGTTGTTACTCATAAGCAAGGTGGGAGACACTAGTTTTCGCAACCACGCTACTTTTGTGGTGTCCCCGACTCTGGTTGTGAGGTTGTTCATATCAAAATAAATACTCGCCACAGTGCTTTATCCCAATTGTGGGGTCTGCCCATATCTCATATCCCGCCTTGACCGCCTGTTTGCAAAACCACACATCTTCTCCGTAAACCATTTCTTGGTCCGCGCCCCTTGCGAACTGAAACCACGGAGCGGGGATTTTATCAAACACCGACAATTTGATGAGTAAAAACCCAGTTCCCAGAGCTTCGCATTTGAACGGCTCGTCTGCGGTTACGGGGTCAATTTTATCCAATGGAAATGCTGTGGATTTCAATGGGAGAGAGCGAAAGTTATACGAAGCTCCAACAATATCCCTATCCTGTTCTACAAGTTTTTTGATTGCGTCGGGGGGGAAATACATATCAGAGTCTACAAAAAGTATGTGCGTTCCTTTTCGGGCGATGGCTTCTTTCACCAGTCCGTTTCGTGCGCCAATTAAATCACACCCCATTCGGAGGAGCATGTCTATTTCACATGTAAGAGAAAGTGAGGCATTAAGGGAGGCGTGGACAAGCGAGAATGTCGTGCGCGATTTTATCGTATCCTGACAAGGAATTGCTATGATGACTTTTTTATGTTGTTTTCCCATATCCCACCTTCCAAGAGTTGAAAGAGGGGGATGAGCGACAACGTTAGTTGACTCTCACGTCGAAGATGACCGGTAGAACGTTGGTCTGCACAGTGAACCCGTAGTCAATACGAGTGTGAATACCCGTACCAGAGAGCATGCCTGCCGTTGTTGACGGAGGTGTTTCTGTGATATAGGTCTTCCCAAACGTAGCGGCCATGAGTCCGAGAACCTGAACGCCACGAACGCCTGCCATGAGGTGATTCGCGGTGTGCTGGGTTGAGATGTAGTGGTAGAGACCCTGTGTCTCTTTTCCAATCCGTCCTCGCCCGCCATCACGAAGTGCCTCATCGGCGAACGTGAAGCCGTTTGCCTGCATGAAGGTAACGAGCTTCGTCCAATCTGCCGGACGCCACACGATGAATCCGCCATTCTGCTTATAGAGGTCAAAACCATTTGCGGTCTGAATCTGCTCTATAATTCCTTTAATGACATCATCAACGTTGTTGGCATCAACGGTGAACGCGGTGTCTGCGAGTCCGAGGACTGCGCCACCCGTATCACCGAAGTTTGTCCAAGCACCATGATTCGCCATAACGAGTGCCTCTACACGTTCGTCAACCTTCTTCCCAAGCAATGCGCCCATGTCGGCGTATTTGACATACTTGGACTGCGCCTGGTCGGCGTAATCCATGTATTCAGACACGAACTCCGTGGTAACAACCGACAGCGTGTCGGTCGCCATCGTAATTGCTTTGAAGGTGACAACGGCGGTGAGGTCGCGTCCTGCCGCCGAAGCGGAAAGTGTGGCGAGTGCCGGTTCACCTGACGTACCGATATAGGGAAGATTCGTTACCTGTGTGTCCGTGTAAAGGACTTTGCAAGTATCTTTCCAGTTTGTCGGCTTATCAAGTCGTTGCGCTAACTTTGTGTCCCATACCTGTTGGTATGCGGCTGTATTTAGTGCCATTGTATTTCACTTGATGTATAACCAAGCGAAATAGTAGAAATTATCTACGCCAAGCGGGTTTATTGTTGCTCAGTGTATCGTATTTTGAATCTACGACTTTTGCCCGCAGTTCAAAATCGTCAGGGAGCGTACCGTCTTGTTCAAACTTGGCTTTCCAGTAATCAATATCATTTGTCGATGCGCCAGAACGCCTCGTGGAACTTGGTGTAGCAGACTTGACATCTCTTTCGGCTTTGAGAGCGGCGAGTTTGGTGACTACATAGTCATCTTTGAGTGCCTGCCGAACAGTTTGACCCGTTCGTTGCATCACTTTCTGGATAACATCAATGTCTTCACCTTCGGTCACTCCTTTTAAGTCAAGATAATCAAGTTGCGTTTCGTGTAGTTCGCCTGTTTTCTGCGTCTCCTTGACTGGTTCAGTAGTCGGTACGACCACTTCCTTCTTCTTTTCCTCAGCTTTTGTAAGCTTGGTGCGAAGTCTCTGAGCGATGCCACGCGCTTTCTTGGCTTCCGCTTCCCAGTCAGTTTCAGGAGTAAGGTCGGCTTCGGGAGTTTCCACTTCCTCCGCTTCCTCTACTACTGGTGCTTCATTCGTATTTTCCTCCATAAATGATAGTGGGTTGGTACAATTTTTAATAAAGACTCATAGGGGTAAGACTGAGAACTTTCCCTCTATTCCGACAATTTTGGACGGACTGAGAACCGTGTGTGTTAGTTGACGATGAACTCCGCTTTGCAAACTCCACCTGTCTGTAGAGAGCCTCCTGTCCTGAAGACAACCCAGTTACTCGGCGTGATTGTGAACGCGCCATCAACTGTTGAACCTCCCGAAGAGGTTGTGGTTGCTACTGTGTAGAACGTTCCTTTCACGTCTGCCGATATAGTGCCTGAGGCAAGTAACGTCGTCGTTGAGAAGTAGCTCGTTCCTTTACCTATTTCCAAATAGGTTGCGGTCGCCGAGGTGGACGCGACTTTGTAGCTTGCATACACGAGTGTACTTGTTGCCGAGGGCGAGCGGAACGAACACGCAGTGCTTGACGCAACTCCCACCGAAGTCAGCGTAGTCGCCGTACTGTACGAACACGTTACCATCCCATTCACATCCATACATCCGTCAATCACTGATGGGCTGGACGCACTACCAACTGTTCGTTCAACAACTGTCTGCACTGGCTTAGTCAGTATTCCTGAAAGAACAACTGAAAGAACAACTGCGATTCCGATGATGATAAGATTGTTTTTCATAATAATGATGTTAATGATTATTTCTTGCCCGCCCGCTTCTTCGCACCCTTGACTGCTTTCAATTCCGCCTCAAGCTCTGCCTTCACGTCCCGTTCCTGTGCCGCGAGTTTGTCGCGGAGAGAGGGGAGTTTTGCTGAATATACGCTCATATAAGTGTAAGTTAATTTGTTAATTTATATCTTGACGGGGAATAATCTGCATCCACACACCACCATTCGTTCCTCCTAGTCCGAGGGCGGTGAAGACGCGGACGTACTTCATCCTGACAGGGACATTAAGCGTGTAGTGGTTGCGGTTGTCCGTTCCATTTACTCCAAGCCGATTGCTTGACACCCCTGACGCAGTGCCTCCAATCGTTGAAGATGCGAAGGTGAACGTTGCGTAAGGACGAGTCGTGAGAACGAACGGGATACTGGACGTGGCTTCTTGAACTGGATACCAGTCAAGATTGTCCATAGATTCCTCAATGTAAGTATTGAACACGGAGGATGTTGAAGAGGCGTTTACCTGAACTTCTACAACCGCCGTGTGCGCTCCCTCAAGACCGAGGGCACACGATTTGGTCGTCGTTGCTGTTCCGGGTGTCATGTACGTTAGTGTTGATGTCGCCGCCGCCGTGTAACAATTTGAGGGCGAGAATACCGAAATAGACGCGCGAGCTATCATTGTATGAACACCGAATAAATACATTATTGCGAGCACGAGCGCGAGTGTTGAACCGTATAGTAGTGATTTTTGTAGAGTCATACGTTAATAATTAACTAGTAATCTATTTCACCTTTTTGCCCATCTGTTTGGACATTACCTTAACCGTTGATTTCTTCATTTTGTGTTGCGCGTGTTTCATGGCGTATATTATACAGCACATCTGTCAAGTGGTAATTGTGTGGGCTGTGCATAAGTATTTCATCGTGCCCGGTTTACCCTCTCTCCGACGTTCTCTTTCGTTTTGAAGTTGGAGATTTCTTTCCATGCCGCTCGGACCTCCCGAAGCCCCGTTATCTGCGCTCTGTACATCTGTCCCAGCCGTTCGTCGGTATACCCAGAATCATCATCTCTGTTCTCTCTGAATCGGCTCTCAACGAGTTCTTTGAGGGCGTCAAAAAGGAGAGGATTGTCAGCTATCATTCGGAGGATTTGGTTCTTTTCATCCATAGATTAAGCCGCGACTGGCTGTTCCTGCATTGATGGTATGGCTTGTGGCTGTGTCGCGGCAATTTGCTCCTTTGTGATTGCGCTGAAGTCTACTGGGTCAAGACCGGATGCCTCAATAATTTGGTTGAATAGCCCCCCCATTGACGGAATCTGTAGAATCGCGGGATTTGCTCCTATTTGCCTGAAGATGTTCACCAGTTTATCTACCCTCTGCGAGAGGTTCTCTGACTTCCCGGCGACACTGACCTTTACTGCAAGTTTTGCGTTCTTAAACTCACCGGCGAGAATCTCAATAAAATGCTTATTGCCTTTCTTCTTGAGGTTCTCGGTGATGAGTTCCTTAAAGAGTTCAACTCCCTCGGATGTGGGAGTTTCACCCGCAAGTACCATTTCTTTTATCCGTTGATTTGCCATGTTCGTCACCACCCGCTCGGTGACGTACTGTAATTCTTCCAATGAGAGTTCGGAGAGGAACTTCGCTCCTTTTGTTATTTCCTTTATAATTTCAGGAATAAAGTCGTCGTTGTAGATTTCCTCAATATGTTTTGCGTACTGACCCCTTCGGTACTCGTGGAGTCCGTGGGATTCTGCCGTGACGAGTTCTTGAAGTTTGAATGGCGTCCCAGCGGACGGAGACTCGCCCATAATAGAATCATTCGCCGCGCCCATCTGTTGTGCGTGCGCTTCCCATTGTGCCGTTGCATCATCAAAGAGTTTCAGATTCCTCGGAAAGGTATCCATCTGGTATGCCTTCTTCCCAGCTTCTATATCGGCAACCTCCAAATTATCCATCTCGTTAATCTTGTTCTTTTTAGTGAACGCTGGGTCTTCCGAAAGGATGATTGTCTTGGATGCTGAGTCCAACATATCCAGCTTCCGCTTTTCGTTGTAGTTGACCCAGACCTGGGGTTCGTATATTTCCTCCGCCCCGCCGAATCCGAGAGCGCGTCCGTACACGGGGTCTCTCTTAATCAGTTTAAATGGGGACTTCGCTTCTTTCGCGGAATAGAGAACTATCCCTTTTTGTTCAGTAGCGTCCTTTGGTTGGTAGAAACAGCAGATGAAGATACGGGTTTCGTATTTATTTGAAGTGTCCGTTTTGTCAGCGTACCTTTTAGGTAGGTTCCCGTGGACTTCGTATACTTCAATATATCGCCCGGGAGTTTTAGTTATTGTTCCATTCTTGTCGTCCTTCTTTTCTTCCCGTGAAAGCGTAATGACCTCGTCAATCGTGTGCGTGGCTCCTTTTGCGGTGTCGCCCCAACCCCTTGATTCCATTTCTTGCAATTGGTCCGGGGAGTAGTAGTGTTTAATCCCTATCGGACCTGAAAGAAGGTCCGTTTGGTCGCAGAATATTATGGACTGAAGTGGTACGACTTCCCGTCCCGTTACGAGTTTTTTTGAAAGCCCTCCCCCAAAATCAATACGGGAGATGTTCAACTCATCAAAGAATGTATCTAGGTCGTGCTCCCTTACGAATACATCGTCATGGTATTTTTTAACAAGAAATGATAAGTGATATTTATCCGAATCATCTACATAAATCTGAACATCTTTTAATTCTATATCCTCCGTGCGGTGTTGGAGATTGAGAATTGGTTTGGTGATGTTCTTCACCGGTTCAAACTCTGTTTTGCGTGAAAGCGTTTGGGAGTTTGTATAGAGTTCCGTTGTCTGAATATGACTCCTCATTGACCAGTCCCACGAGTCATTCAAGCGTATTGGAAGGCGATAGAGTGCCTCCTGCTTCTTTATGTACTCAAAAATCGTGTCTTGTTCATTCATATTAGAATATTCCTAGAATGTTAAACTCCGACACCACAAATAATTTCTCATTGTCTATTTCCACCTCGTCGTAACCGAACTTTGAGAATAGAATCCTATCGCCCTCTTTCACAGTATCATTGCCTGAAATAACCACTCCACTCACCGGTCTCTCCTCTCCTGCTCTTACAATGATAATATCGCTCACGACCTTCTCCTCTTGGCGATCGGGTTTTACTAATACGCGGTTGTTGAGGGTCTTAAACATAGATAATTTGTAACCGTTCCGTTGGTCTGTCCATTACAAGAAGATTGCCAAACTTCCTTTTCCCGAAATCCCCGAGGGTGCGCCATCGGAGTCCTTGGTACGTTGCTTTCTTTGTATCTATTGAGAGAGCGGTAAACCCTCCTGACTTCCTCTCACTTGTTATGGCGAAGTCGGGTCTCATATACTAGCGCAGTCCTGCGGCGAGCCATTTTATAAGAATTGACTGGAACTTCGGATAGAATATCCTCTTCAGTCTTTGAACGGTAAAGAACATTGTCTTTGTTAGTTTCCCTTGCGAAATAACGAACACGGACTTCTGTGTTATCTTATCAGGTCTTTTTATTGATTGGAGTGCTTCCAACGCAGTCGTACCCGAACCCTTCAGAACTTTATCTCCCATTGTGATGGCGATGCTGTATTTCACTTCTTTCGGTTGTTTAGTTTCCATATCGTGGTTTATTATAACACGAACATCCCTAGTTATCTGTCAAGTGCCGCCTGTGCATAAGTCCTCTTTTCACTTTTTGTACAAACTCCCTTCGCCCTTTGCGGTTCAGTCCTTTCCAAAACGTATCAAACTGTTCTGCTTTTTCTTCGGTAGTCATCGTGCCCGGTTTACCCTCGGCTTTGATGGGAGACTAGGTATCCGTTCCAAAAACGATTGCCTTTGAATCATTGGGAGTAGGGAGGAGACGAGATAGCGGAGAGCGTCAAGTGCGTGGTCATTGGCTTTGACTGGGTTCTCTTGCTCGTTCTTTTCTCCCTTATCATCATCATACGAGTACATCTCAAACTCGCTGATAAGATTCACACAGCGTTTGTTTACCATCAGGTCGCCCCTTATAAGCATATCCCGCACCATGTTGATGCCGATTTTAATGCTTCCTGGTCCCTTAATCACCTCCTTGACGTAGATTCCCCGTCTTCGCAACTCCTCAGTTCCCCCCGTGTTTTCAGGGTCGGGATAGACTTCTTTGAACTTCTGTAGAGCTACATAGTCGGCGATGTCGTTATCGGTTCTCTCTCGTTTATACCACTCGTCCTCAATATACAGTTTTTCACCACTCCACTTTGCTGTGAGGACGGCAGCTGGATTTCTGTATCCAAAGTCCACTGCGCCGAGAGTCTGAAATACATACTGGTTAAATGGGGGGGGAGCACTGGGTAGCTCATCATACAAGTGCTTTTCTCGTGAGAACTCTTTGTATACGAGTCCTTGTGTCTTTTGAAATGAGGCTTCGTATTCCTGTGCAAACCTGTCTGGTGGGAGCGTCCCCTTCGCGCTGTCCAACTCGTCTACTGGAAGGTGCGGGTTGTCATAGCTGATGAAATGAAAGGTCTTAAAATCCTTATCAGTGAGTTCAAGGTTGCAGAGGTCGTAGAAATGATTGAATCCTTTTGGCGTGGAGACGAACAGAACCTCCCCTTTTCTATCAGTGAGTGTCGGGCGGAGAACCTCCTGCCAGTTCACCCAGAAGTTCCTCATCATCGCAATCTCGTCTATAACAATGAAATCAAACGCCTGACCTCGGAGTGTTTCTACTGATTCCCACCCTCGTAGCCAAATGATTGATTGTCCTCCATTCTTCGTCTTGACCGTTATCTCCAATCGGGACTCGTTCACATCTACCATCACGGGACGACAAACCTTCTTTAACTCATTCCACGCGATGTCTCTGGCCTGTTGATACGTCGGAGCTATGTATACAACACGCGCATCATCTTTGAATACTGCTTTAGCCACCATTTCTAACAAAGAAAGTGTGGTCTTGCCCCACCTACGACCACAGTTCACCACTCTGAATCTGTTTCTACTCTGGGCGACTATCTCCTGTGCTGGGTGAAGTATCATTTTTATTTATCAGGGTTGATGGGAGAATGAGCGGAATTCCTCCTGACGTTATATCGCTTGTGCTGTGAGGTACTCCTTCAGCCATCTTCCATCTATCTAGTGCCGCGACCTTCTTTAGAAACTCACGCTTTTGCTTTGGTGTCATTTTTGCAAACTCCTCGCGCTGAAATGTTTTGAGAGGGTCTTTGGGGCGACCAGAAGGATTGCCCGATTTCCCCTTCTGAAATCTATACGGCTTCAATCTAGCTGTTTTCTCGCTGATAGCAGTTTCCTCCATATCCCTCTAGCATAGCACACTCCTCATTTGTCAATACGGGTTCAGTGAATAAGTTTGTGAGCGTGTCGTATAATTTCAGTTGATTTATTTTCATTCTATTAAGCAAACGCGAGCATCCCCAGTCCGATGAGAAATATCGCATTCAAGATTCCCACGCGCACTAAAAATCTCTTGAAGTGAAAAGAGAGTGGTGATTGGTTTCCGTAGACGGGGTGTTTCATCTTTTCGCGCGTCGTGCCGCCGCTCTGCCGGCTCGTGTGTATGGGAAGTGCTTGACTTTCCCTCTTATTGTTACCTTAGGCATGTTGGTTTGTTATGTATATTTTCTAGTATACCACACCTTTCTTCGTCAAGAGTTCCTCATAATGAATAGCGATGCCCTCTATTTCTTCTAATGTCCATTTATACGGCTTATAATATAGCTTTTGGAGTTTTTATTTCAATAGTTTCTTATATAATTCAATTTTATTTTCTAAAAATATTCTATCTAACTGAATTGATTTATTTTTATCCATATAGAGATTGTCCACAAACATTTGACCAGACTTGATTAGGACATTCCTATACAATTCTGCAAGGTTTCCCCCAAGATTTATGTTGCAATTATAGCAACATAGATAAAGATTCCTTTCCACATCATACCGGAGTAACCCTCCACAAATTGATGATGGTATAAGGTGGCTTGTTTGTGCATTTACTCCTACCAGTCCTTTTGCCCCACACGCCTGACATATTCCCATATCTCTTGCCCTTACTATTTGTTTGCAAAGCTCCCATAATCTCTTCTTCAATTGTACAATAGTTGGTCGTTTTTTAAGGTTCTTTTCCTGCAACTTTTTTCCCCATTTTCGTATATTGTCCATCCTTCCATCATAGTTCATATGACATGTTCTACAAAGATAGAACCAGTCAGTTAAATCTCTCTTGTGCTCACCACTTTTACTAGCAAGGTCGAAAGCGGGTTTCAATCTGCATGTCTCACATGTCCCCTTTTTATCTTTCAACAATCGTCTAGCCCAACTTCTAATCGCCCAGTGCGAGGCATTGTCTCCCTTCCACATAGGATTTTTCTCTCCTAATTTACTCGTTATTCTTTTATTCATTCATCAATTATAACACGTAATAAATATTCCCCCGCAAGTGCAACATCGCTTTTCTATATTTCTCACATAACGGGATAATGCTTTCCACGCCCGCGTCTTGACTGAAAGTACGCTTGATTTTCTCATAACCTCTTGGCTAGGTCTGCACAAGAGGCACATACAAAATCATCTCCGAGTTTCCAATAAGTGTGTTTCATTGGTCTTTTAATCCCCTTAAATAAAAGTTGTGGGTGTAGGTAGTTTCCACAATAGGTACATCGTTCGTGAGCCCCTTTTATATCAGACAACCAGAAACGAAGTCCTTTGAATCCAAAACTCTTCCACTAGTATCTAAGACGATGTAGTTGTAGTCGTTTCATCATACCCCTATAAACCGCAGAAATCTACGGAAGATGCTCATCTTTTGTCTTTTTAGTGTCGCCATTGCTTTTGTGAGTTCTACTTGTGAGAGGGTTTTGTTTTGCGGGTCTTTTAATAATAAGGGGAAGAGTGTGCCTGACTTCTCCGCGGCGACGAGCCAATTGTGCGCTTTTTCCAGTTCTTTTATGGAGTGGTCGTGCCCGAAGTGGAAGCCGCTGTTTGGTATGTTCTTGTGCCATTTGAGTCCCATATGATTTGAGAGTGAGCGGCGCACTTTCATTTCGGCGTGTTTCCTTGAAAGAGATTCTAGGAGATTATGGCTCTCTCGTTTCAATTCTTCTCTGCGGAATGAGATGACGCGGTTCATTTCTTTCTCTTCCCCTTTTTTTGGAAGAAGTGTTCTGCGCACAGCCATTTTCTGTTGCTTGCATACGCTGAACCTTGAATAGGAACACCGTCTACTGCGCAAAGGGGGCGGTATCTCATCTTTTAATCCTACCACAGATGATGTGTATTCTTATTGTCCCCACTTATATCGTGCCTTGGTTAAGATTCCCTGCTGGTGTGCGACCTTTCTAGCATTCAGAGAATGTTCTAGTAAAAGTATGTGCGCGGCGCATCGTGTTTTATTCTTGTGTCGTGCCTGTGGTTTGAGTTCCAGCTGGGTGCGACTCTGTGTACACTCTCCCGACTACTTGCCTCCCATTCGGTTGCACTGCGCGTGCGTGTAGAGTGTGTTTCATTGAGGCGATGTCTCCTAGAGCCACACAGACGACTTCTAGGCGATTGGGGTCGCAGTTTTCGCGCGTTGCCCCCAGTAGAAAACAAGAATGCCTCCAATAAAGGAGGCTTTCAATCAGAAACTATGTGCGAGGCACGGTGTATTTTTGCAGATACAACGGCCGCGCCGCGCACGCAATTTCCGATATGTTGTATCTGCATAACTGTAGTATACCCCATCCAATTACGCCATTTTCATTTTTGGAAGGTACCTGTGGATAACCCTCGTGTGTGCCTTTCTCGGGGAGAGTGGTGCCTTGTGAGCGGTGCCGACACCTCAACTTGACACGAAGTACGCCACCGCTTGACAGATTTTCGTCATTATTGCCCATTATGACTGCGTATTTTCTAGTCCGTTTGGCGAAATACGGCGTAAAATATAGGTAAAATTGGACAAGTATGCTATACTTAACTCGGGCCCGAAGGAAATTAACGCCCGAGGGATTTGTAAATTGACATGACCCATATAGAAGCACTTAGCAAAGCTCGGCTCGTCCGAGAGCAAAAGAAAGTTGTCCAACAACTCTACGACCTTGACCACGCTTTTGTCGGCAAGGAGGGGGTTGAGGAACTTACCAAGCCATTCGGATTCACCGGCACCACTCAAATCTTCAAGGCCGACCCGCCCGGGACATTCAAAGGACTGACACTTTGGGACAAGGACGGAAACTCGGTCAATGAAATGGAGGGGCAAGACGCAACAACGATTGCCGAACAAATCTGTAATCATTGTGGAATCGTATATGAACCCATGTACGGACGCGGCTCTCAATTAAGAGTCTGTGCCGCCCGAATAATGGAGCATATAAGCAAATAGCCTCCCCGCGAAGAGAAGCCACTTACTAGAAAGCATACACCCTGCACCCACAAATTGCAAGGCGAATGTGAGCAAATCCCCCATTGCAAAATATGGGGGATTTTGCTACCCCTCAAGCACCTGTAGGGGGTTAAAGAAGGATTGACTGGGAGAGTCTTTGTCTTGCTATCTCACAGTATTCAGGGGAGATTTCTATTCCTATATATTGGCGATTATGTTTCTTGCAAGCCAGGGGGATACTGCCCCCCCCGCGAAAAAATCAACTATCAAGTCGCCCTCTTTTGAGTAGGCGAGGATTATCTTCTCAAGTAATTCAAGCGGTTTCTGATTCGGGTGTACCCTCGTCTTTATATCTTGTTTCTCTACCCCGAATACTCCCGCCCATTTACAGCGTAGGACATCTCGTTTGTGTTTTTGTTTTGACCATATCATCTCAAATCCAGAACCATACATCTTGTCCGCCAACTCTGTGAGACGCTTATCCCAAACGAACCAAGAGCCGAGTTCTAGGTCTTTTATCCTTTTGCAGTAGTAGTCTGCGCCGAACCAGAATTGCTCTTTTACAGAGGCGTATCTTTCCATTATGGGCGATGGGTCAAAGGGCTTGTCGTCATTTATCACTCGGTCATACTTCTTACCGCCGAACACTCCTTTGTCTTGTGCGAACCTGAGAGACGATTTCGCGCCGCGCCAATCAGTGTCAAGATTCATTCCGTAGGGAGGGTCGGTAAAAATCATTGAGACGCTTTCGGGAGGTATATCTTTCATCACCTCTAGGCAATCTCCCTGTATTATCGTCTGCGTAGTCTCTCCAGCGTCAGTGAGGGGGGTCATAGGAGAGGTGATGATTGTCCGGCTATCCTTTTCCGCGCGATTTCGCAATACTCTTCTGAAATATCTATCCCGATATAGTTTCTTTTAAGGTTGTGCGCCATTTTCGCGGTTGTTCCGCTTCCGAGAAATGGGTCCAGTACGAGGTCGCCTTCGTTACTCCAAGAGATGATGTGGTCGCGTGCGAGTGCTTCTGGGAATGTTGCGGGGTGAGCAAACGCTGTTTTATCTTGTGTACCAACCATATAGCCAGAAGGGAAGTACCAAATGTTATTTCTCCAACCAAACTCTTGCGCCTGTTTAGATATTTTCTTCTTTGTAGTCCCGTCTTTTTGCCTATAGGATGTTTCAGTGTTTTTTGTCGGATATTTATTCTTTCGGTCCGCAATAGGATTGAAAGTTTTAGGCGGTCCTTTAGAGAACACAAACATATATTCCCAGCAGTTGTGATACCGATTCGCATCGGGAAATATCACTTTCCCTTTGTCGTAAATCATCGTATCGTGCAAATTAAACCCGATTTCCTTAAAGAAAAGTGCTTGTCTGAAACTCGTACCCGACTCGCTTCCGTTCGTTGTCTGGTCGCCGACAACCCACACCACTACCCCCCCGGGTCGGGTAACTCGGTATAATTCCTTTGCAATGCCCTCAAAGTTAAAAGAATATCCCTTGTAGTCGCGCAAGTTGTCGTAGGGCGGCGAGGTAACAGTCAAATCTACACTCTCATCCGCGAGCGTCCTTAATACTTCTAAAGAATCCCCGCAGATTATTTGGTTCATCTTCCCTCCTTTAATGGAGTTCATACCTTCAATATCTGAAAACACGTTGGACAATATCTGCTCTCTAATACTATTTCGCGGTCTATTATTCCTTGTATGGTGGAGGCGTAGTTGCCTTCATCTAGTCTTTTCAGTTTGTGGAGAAACCGATGACAATACTTACAAAGAGTAATCAGGTTTATCTCCGCATTATCTTTCGGGTCGTGAATGTGATGTAAATCAAATGAGGTTTCTACGAGACGATAACCTATTTTATATTTGTTTACCGACTGGGGAACGCCACACCCGCGGCAAAATAAACCGTCTCTTTTTCTTACTTTCAATGCGATGGACTTCGGAACACTCATACTAAATCTTCACAGGGAATTTTGCGAGCGAGAGAATGCCCACCGTTTCCTTTAAGGTGATGCTGTATTTCGCGGCATTCATTTTTAATCTTCGGTACGAAGCACGGTCAATTCGGATATTAACATCGTCTGTTTTGGTTTGCATATACCTTATATATACTATATAATTGCAAGCGGTGCAAGCGGTTATCCACACCCCGTTATTTAGACCCCTTGCGCGTATTGCACGCGTCTGGTACACTTCCTTTTAGATAACAACAAACGCCCACCTTGTAATCTAACACTCGGTGAAGCGCAAAGGGTTGTCGGTCGCCTGCCTTGATGCAGGCGAGAGGAGGACTAAGCGAAGCTGACGAGCGATATGCGATAAAACCTCCTCTCGCCTGTGTCAAAACAGGATTATCAAGCTCTCTCCTCCCCACATACATTTACTTGAGTGTGTGCGGGGGAGAGAAAATTAAAAACATTATGACTAAAGAACACGAATCAATGAATAGAGTGACGCACCTCAAGAAGGTGAGACAGGCCGCGTGTGACTTAGGGGACATATATACCCAACAGGTAATAAATTATGAGATTCTAGCAATCTCTAAAAAACTGAAAGTTGATTACTACTCAATCGCCTAATTATGAAAACAAACGAAATTATCGCAGTTAGCAACTAACGGAGACTAATATGAACAAACTACATATGAAAAAAACAAAAGAAATCACAGTGAGTAAGGACGAGTCATCTGTTACGAACCTCATCAGCCAAGCCATCGCGGGGAATGTTTCTGTTGAGACTCTTGAACGCCTTTTCTCTCTCCGTGAGAAGGTAAAGGCCGAGGCCGCGAAGGAGGCGTTTGTCGCCGCGCTCGCGGGGTTCCAGCAGGACTGCCCGATTATTAAAAAGACGAAAGATGTCTTGAACAAGGACGGCCGGACAGTTCGCTACTCGTTCGCTCCGATTGACTCCATCGTTACCCAGATAAAAGCACCCCTCCTAAAGCATGGTATCTCCTATCGCTGGGAAGTGGACACGAAGGACGGGAAAGTAACGGCGAAGGCAATCGTTACGCACCTGCTCGGGCATTCCGAGTCCAGTTCGTTTGAGGTTCCAGTTGATACGGAGGGGTACATGACCAACCCGCAGAAGAACGCCTCCGCGCTCACCTTTGCAAAGCGGTACTCTCTCTGCAACGCTCTAGGTATCGCTACCGGAGAAGAAGATACAGATGCTACAGATGCCGGGCAGAAGGATGCAAAAGACCCCCGGACGAAGATAATTACTCGCCTCCGTTCTCTTGGGGAAAAGACAGGGACGAAAGATGAGATACAAGAAGCAGTGAAGCGTCTCACGACTCTTGACCTCGTTAAAGAAAACTTTGACGAAATCGTTACCCGCCTTGAGGTAGTAATAAGCGATCGCCATGAGCAATAAAGGAGAAAGTCCGTCTAAAGAGACGAGATTAAAAATGAGCATGGCGGCTAAAGGCAGAAAGCCAACTCCACAAGCAATTGCCGCTGCTACCGCGACTATTAAAGGTAAGTTTGGTGCTGATGCCCATGCTTGGAAAGGGGATGCGGTTGGCTATCGTGGTTTGCATTATTGGGTGGCCTCTATACTTGGTAAACCTGATACTTGTGAGAGATGTGGCGCCTCTGGGTTAAGTGGGCGTTTCATTCACTGGGCTAATAAGAGCGGTAAATATATTAGAGACATTACCGACTGGATGCGCCTCTGTGCTTCTTGTCATGCGAAGAATGACAGACTTATCAGAAATCTTAAAAGAGCAATATGCGTATAATTAAATATCAGACAGAAGAAGCATGGCTTGATGCCCGCAAGGGCCGTATCACCGGCACAACCGCGAAGGATGTTCTGCCGAAGAAGCGTGGGGAAGGTTATCGGACAGGGTTCTATGACCTCATCGCAGAGAGTGTTGCAGTCCCTCATGACGGGGAGAATGTTCTTGACAGGGGGAAACGGCTTGAAGAAGATGCGGTGGAACGATTCGTTAAGGAGACGGGGAAGAAAGCAACCTACGAACTCGTACTTTGCACCCGAGACGATAATGAGAACATCGCCTACTCCCCCGATGCTCTTATAGGAAAAAAGGAGGACATAGAGGTGAAGTGTCTCTCGTCCGGCCGGCATATTGAGGCGTGGATGACAAAGAAAGTCCCCACAGAATACGAATCACAAATGATTCAGGGATTTGTGGTAAACGATAAATTGAAGAAGCGATATATGGTGTTCTACGACCCACGAATGCCCCGCGACTTCTTCTTCCTTGAGATAAACCGCAAGGATGTGCAGGAGAAGATTGACGAGTATCTTGCGCTTGAAAGAGAGGTGCTGGCGAAGATTGAAGAGATAACAGCCGAACTAACCTTCTAATATGGGAGAAATTGCTGAATCAATGATAAGCGGAGAAATGTGTGAGATGTGCGGAGTACCTTTGTGCGACGACTGTGCGGATATGGGTATACCGATGTACTGCTCAAAGGAATGTGCGAAAGATAGGGGAGTAAAAGATACAAAAGGTCGCGTTTGCACTCATCAAAATTAACCTTCTAACATGACCCTCACTCTTGCCCTCGGCGCCGTTCTTCTCTGGGTGATTATTGTGTTGGTTGCGGAGTATTACGAGGACATGTTATGAAAACGCTCACGGATAAGGAGGAGGAGCTAGATAAAATCTTCAGAAAACACTTATGAAAAAAGGAATCATCCAAGACAGACTAGACCGTGCAAACAAAGTGGACTACACAAACGCGCGGGATGTGCAGAACTTCATCCAAGAGAAAGTGAATCATGAGAGCTTGTTGGAGTGGGCGCGGAAAGAACAGCCGAGACAACCTATGAGTATCGAGGGGCTTCCTAGTCGTCTCTATGAACGCGAGACCCGTAGAAGTTGGCTTGGAGAGTTTCTTAGTGGCTTAATTCCCTAGTATGCAATCAGTAGCTGACTTATTCGGCCGTTTAAGGACATTACTCCCTAAAGGGAAGGTGTTAAACGAGCGAGCCGAGTTAATCTCCTACTTCTCCGAGGCATTAAAACGCCCGCCACAGTATATGGGGGTTAGATTGGCTCACTACTCCATCTCCGACCTATATGGGCTTAAAAGTGCCTATTCTGACCGCCTGACGAGGAATGGTAAGGAGAAGGCAGATAGTTATTTCTACTGGATGACAAAAACCCGCAAAGTATGAGATTATCCCCAAATCAGCGCAAGATAGTTGATTACCTCGCAGACGGGGAATGGAGGTGTTTCGCTACCCCCGATTTCTTCATGAAGGATGATAGGAAAAGGATATCGGAACTAAATGATGCAATGGGCTTCGTCATTGAAGGGATGAAATGCGATGGGCGGTGCGGGATAAAGCATAAATCAAATGTTCTCATGCGACGGCTTGTGGAAAGAGCGAAAAGAGAAATGTGGATGTATGAGGAGAAAGTTCTAACGGACGGGCAAGTTGTGAGAGTTCCACACCTAACTTTCCAACCACTATGAAGTTCCTCCGCTTTATTTCTAAAGGCGTTCGTTCCCAACGGTTGCTTAATACGGAAAGTACGCTACTATAGATGTATGCCAAAATTCAAAGAAATAACAGGTGAAAGATTCGGAAGATTAGTTGCCCTTAATTTTTCGCGGGTGCGTGGAAATAATTATATTTGGTCATTTCAGTGTGATTGTGGAAAGAAAAAAGAAATATGGAAGGTCGCAGTTATGAGTGGTCATACGAAATCATGTGGTTGTCTCCAAATAGAAAAAAATATAAAACGCTCAACGAAACATGGTCATGCACGACGGGGTAAAATATCTAAAACATATCAGGTATGGAATAATATGATGAATCGGTGTCGGACACATCCAGATTATGCGGGTCGTGGAATAAAGGTATGCAATGATTGGGTGTCCTATGAAGGATTTTTCAAAGATATGGGAGAATCTCCCGAAGGAAAAACAATAGAACGAATAAATAATGACGGAGACTATTGTAAAGAGAATTGCCGTTGGGCAACAAGAGCAGAGCAAAGTGAAAATACACGAGCAACCCGACTTATAACTTACAAGAATAAAACCCAATCTGTATCAAAATGGGCAAGAGAGAAAGGAATCGATAGGAAAGTTATTATCTATCGCATAAATCGTGGGTGGAAGATGAGAGATGTTATGGAAGTATCTCCATTTTGCGGGAACAGGTATGTCTAAATTCATAAGATTTATATCTCGTGGTTCGCTTGCAAATGGGAAGTTAGTCCTAGATAATCCCCGTTGGTTCCGTACTTGCCTATTGAAATATGACGACACAGAGAAGGTGCGAGTTATCATTGAAAAGGAGCGGGGAAGCAAGACGAATAAGCAACTCCGGTATCTCTATGGTGTAGTTTATTCACTCATCTGCGAGCATACCGGCTTCACTGAAATGGAGTTGGATTCAGCGATGAAGTCTAAATACCTTCGGACGAAGATGCAGTGGCGCGGGGGAGAATTAACCATCGTTAGAGACAAAAGGAATCTGACCTCGGACGAAATGGGAGAGTTTATTCAGAGGGTTTGTGAGGAGGGGGCAGAACTAGGTGTGGTCATTCCTGTGGCTGATAAGGAATATCGGGTTCACGAACAGTTTCCAGAGAGCAGGGGATAACGCGTTGCGCGATGTACAGAAGGATGCTAACTTGAAGGTATGAAAAAGAAACTGCCAAAAGAAAAGTGGGCTATCCAAAAAACTGTGAGATTCACCCCCTCCGAGTGGCGGATGGTGAGGGCGCAGATTAAGGACTGGGGACAGGGGACGTTAGTTAAGTATCGTCCCGTGAGTGAAAGCGAGGCATTAAAAGAAATGATTATATCTTGTTTATGACCACTCCAACCTGTACCTGTGAGACACCAACCCTCTGCGACATCAGAGGAAACGAGTGTGGGAAGTGTCATCGCTGTCTCAAGTCTATCAAACCCAAAGAACACGCTTGTTGCGAGAAGTGCCGCTGTATAAATGTTACGGGTCTCTCAAGAGACATCGGCGTAGGTACAGCCACGGCAGAACCTTTTGACTGCATTGATAAAAATTGCCCCTGCCACACCCCCGAACACACAACCGAAAAGAAATTGGTCGGAATAGATGGCAAGTTTTATCCTGACCCAGCGTTTGATTCAGAAAGATGGGAAGCCTCGACCGAAAAGTGGGAGCGAGACAAAGTTTTTTTCAGCGAACTTGAAGAAGTGTTAGATGAGTATTTCCCGAAAGTAGAAGAAGATGGTGAGGAGAAACGATTGATGAAGCGCGGAGATGCGTTGATGCTTTTTTCTGAAGCAAATCGTATTCATTCACGCCTCCTCGCCACCGCCCGTGCAGAAAGCCACAGCACAGAGGAAGGATACTGTTGTGCTTGTGATTATGACATCGCAGGGTTTGAAGGGAGTCTAGCCGCCGCCCGCGCAGAAGAACGTGCAAAGAAAGCCGAGTACCGGCAATCGTTTCTTGACGGAGTGAAAGAAGAGAGGGAGAGGATAGAGAAGATTGCTAAGGAGATGTGGAAAGAGATGCTAGACAAGGAAGACCCAGACAACTACGAAGCAATTTATGCTATTACAGGATTCAACGACGCTTTGTCTAAAGTCCTCACCGCCATTAACCCCAAATAATGTATGAAAACACTGCACGACTATCAAGACGGTGAAATTATTGAAGATAGTTTGGTGATGAGCAGAAAGGGTGGTTATTGTGTTGTTGTATATCGTTGTTCTTGTGAACGTGAGCAAACCGCACGAAACAGTTTAACTTCAAATGGTATTGGCGAAGATGCCGCAAAATCTTTCGGGTGGACAAAAACTGATATTGGCTGGCTATGTCCTTTCTGTAGTGGTCGGAGTTCGTGGTTAGATAAAGTATTTAATTCACCATGAAACTCCCAACAACTAAAACAAGTAAGGTGAGGACGATAAAAGGATTTATTGTTGATTTGGAAAGTTTTAAGAGAGTTGGTGCAATTATTATTCACGATAGAGAATACCATCCTGTTACTATAAATTACACCCCCTGTAAAATAGTCTACACACTGTGAGTGTATCTGATTTTATTGCTCTGTTATCAGTATCTAAAGGATAAATAGTATGGAAGAAAACCCCGAGAGGAAAACAGATGATTATCCGTGGAAATGGGAGGAACCGAGCGCAATGGATAAAGTGCTAAAATCTAGGGTATACTAAATAGGTTATAAGTAACATTGCGACTACTGATGGCGACCTACTCGCGGGGACAAGTCGTTTGACGCAGAAATAGCGTGCTATTCTGGGGAGAGATGGAGTGCTTGAATCGGGAGTGGCCGAATTAACTGGTCGCCAGCTAGTAAGGCATTGTTGCTAGGCTGAAAAGCCGAAACGACAAGTTGTAGACATAGTACTTTGTAAGGTTAAACAAACGCGGGTCGTACAACCCGTTTCGGTACTGCGGGGAAACTCAAAGTATCGTTCAGTATCGTAAGAAGGGCACAAATCGTCTATAAAGAAACTTCTTTAATGATGGCTGTATGCTCTTGGTGGTAACCACTCCACCCGTACATTAACTCCGGAAGATTATATTAGCTGGAGGTACGTGACCGAACAACAGAGTATTATGATTCGCTTGTGAGTATTCATTAGTCTCACCTCTCGTTCCAAGCACTTCACGCCAGTTCCTTGATAAGGAGAATGTGATGATATGTCATTTGTGTCAGGAATCAATCGAATCGGGCGAAGCCTGTATACCCGAAAGACTTAACAACTCCGCGTACCACTGGTTTTTTCATCCAGAATGCTACGCAAAGGTTCAGGAGGAAAGGAGGGAAACCGAACAACGCGCCGAGAATGTTCGGCGTATGGCCGGATTCGTTCATTAGCATTTCTTTTAGAAGGAGAACGCGATGAAAAAGCTCTTGATTGTCTTCGGATTGCTACTCCTTCTCGGAGTAACCGTGGAAGTGTTTGCACAGGAAATCCTGAAAGGGAAAGTGCCTATCGCAACCGCAACCTGTAACGTGGACATGCTCTACGTTATGGGGAAAGACAAACCACTCGTCCGTCCGTGCGTCTTGTATATTGACGTAACGAATGATGAGATGGTTGGCTATATGCTAATCTACGATGACAACGGTTTTGAACCGCAAGTCGTCGTCGAAGCCGACTTCACCGACCTGAATGACCTGAAGCAAAAGGTCGTCTGGCGGAAGGGGGAAGTCTCGCTGTAGCCGAGGCAGGCAAGTGGATAACTTGCCTGTTCTTTTTGTGTATACTATAGGGGCAGGAAACTGCACAAGCCTCCCTTCTGCGTCATCGTAGAATCAAAAGAAAAACCATGTATGCAAACGGATAATACTCATTTCCCCGACGCACAAAGACCCGACATATCGGGTCGGCTTGTCAGAGAGCATCCCATATCCATAAAATATCAAACCATAAATTGTCAATGGTGTTCCGTAAAAGTGCAACGCTCGCTACAAGTAAAGAAGGCGACATGCTGGGATTGTAAGCAGAAGAGAAGAAGAGTTATCCGGGACGCCAACAACTCCACTCTGAATAACGGTCGTCCTCCCACGCTTGCGCCATAGTTTCTAATGCTATCTGCGGATTCTTTGCCGATGAAGTAGAGAGACCCCATCGCTCCGGATAATGGAACTGTGCAAGCCCGAAACTGGTCGGTTTCCCTTTGATGAAGTCGCCTTCCGCATCTGGATTCCATCCGCTTTCACAGTCAATGACCTCCAAAAATCGGTTTACTTTCAGATGATGTTCTTTCGCTTTTTCGGTTGCGAGATTTTTCATTTCTTCAACCGTCCATTCTTTCAGATGTTCTGGTACGACCATCATCTCGGGAGGTATGGTAAGGACACTCGGGTCAAACCCGAGGAACATAAGACCAAGTACCGCCAACATGGGCGGAGGGTGTTAGTTGTCCTTTAGTGTCTTACGCCAAATATCCCAATATCACCACGCTGTACCCTCTGGAGCCAAATCCAAAGACCAGTAACAACAACAGTGATTGTTTGGATTGCTACTGTAAGCTGGTCGGAGCCAACTTGTATACCAATCATCGGAAGAAACACAACGGCGAGCTGGAGAAATACCGCAGAGACCGTGGTACTCATAGAAGTAATGTTATGTTTAACCTCCCCAGTATAGCGCACTCCTGGCCCCGCAGATAACCCCATTGTGGACAACTAAACCAATCCTTTCATCTTGAAATCTACCGACACACCCAGTCTTTTTGCGATAAAATTGGCGTAATTTAGTACAGGATTGTTGTCGCTCGCGGGAGCGTAGTTATTTACGAAATCCAATATAGACCAATTCGGATGTTTGCTTATCTGTCCTTCAACCATCCGTGTGAGATATTTCCACCCTATTTCATAAGAAGAAAAGACGGCGAAGCCATTTGGTGAGCGCCCCACCTTTCCGTAGATGGGAAGATAGCCAGTTGGATTATACCGGCAGTTGCCCGGATTATTCAGTCTGTAGTTCTGGTCGCCCGGTTTCCCCTCAAAATCGCGGATTGCTAAAAGAAAGTTCTCTAGGGTAGCTTTAGGATACGTTGTGGGGCTTAAATCTGGCTTTGTAGGCATAGTTTCTGTGATATTAGTAATAGGGGGCGTTTCTGTGGATTCGGGGCTTGTGGGGGCTTCTTTCTCTAAAAAGGGACCGAACTTATAGACACGAGCAAAGGCGGTATATGCTCCTGCGATTGCCGCGATAATTCCTACTATCCATCCTATGTTGTAGTCAATCATAGTTTAATTTTGGGAACTATATACATCTTAACACCTAACCTTTGAGCCGCTTTACTATCATATTGCGGATATTGTCAATCGCAAGAATAGCACGGATGAAATAATCCAAATTACTCTGCTGGTCGCTCGTGCGCATTTCCACTATTTCATCGTAATCAAAGCCAAATAAATTGCCCAATTCTTTACCTGTTAAAAGTTCTTGCAAAGCGAACTTCTTTTTAAGACCATAGAATGGCTCTTCGCGCGTTGGTGAGTTGAAACAGCACATGTGGATGCTCGTGGAATATGGGAGCGACTGTGAAATATCATTGTTGAAATTGTGGAGTGTTATATGTTCTCCCGCCGATTTTTTGGTATCAAAAGTGTCGCCGTCTTTTACTTCCACGATATAACAATGGCGCGAGGACGGATTGAACGCTATGAAATCAGGTTCGTATTTTGAGTTGATACTCTTGCTCTTTTTGATTTGATTTTTGGTAGCCACATAGGTTTTATTCTCGCTTGTGTGGATGGTCTTGGAGATGAACTCGTCAAGGTCGGCTATCGGATATTTCACACGCTCCCATATCATGTCTTCCAGTTCGTTGCCTGACGCGATAACTGCGCCCTGTACGCGAGACATGAGATTGCCGAGAGCAAAGATGCCGAATAAGCGGGTATATCCGCTCGGTGATTGTCCCTCACGCCGTCCTTTTGCGTCTTCTATGAGAGCCATTCAGCCCAGTATATCGCATCCGAGGAAATGTCTCTCGGTAGCAAGTGCGGCTGTGAGAACAGAGTATCCCCCTGCGGCAGGGTCTACTACGACATCATTCTTATTCGTAACAGCGCGGATAAGCGTTTGTTGTAGGCGTGGCGGCTTGGCGTGCGTGTGGTTTTTATCGCCATTCTCTATTTTCTCGTCCCACACATCAGGAATGTCGTGGATGCGCCACACGCCCTTTGCTCGCACAGGAAGTTTCTGCAAGACGACAAGATGTTCGGAGTAGCGGCGGGAGCGATAACCCATGCCCATGCGTTTCTTATTCCATGTAATCATGTCCACCAGTTGCAGAGAACTACCCTCTAATAATGCGTGGATGCCTGACACGACTATGTATTTGTCTACCCACAGCATCAAGTGTCCCGAGGGCATGAGGATGCGCTCTATTTGTTCAATGAACTTATGGATGGTCTTGTTAGTCATCTGCGGCAGTTCGGCTCGCTCCATGCCCCGTTGCTCGCCTTCGTTGCCGTACTTCTGTTTGTCCATGACAGAGCGATACTGCGGGTCAAAGAACACAAGAGGCACGCTTGCGGCTGATATTGCTTTGAGCATTTTCAAGCCCTCCATTTTCTGCCGAGCATCTAATTTCAATCCCTCGGGTATCTTGAAGTCGGGCTGTTGCAGATGCCGTCCATTAGAAAATACGGTTCTCGGTTTTCTCGCTACGGCTTCCACGATTTGCTCAAAAGTTTCCTGTAGCGGCTCAATGATTTGTGTTTGGCGTGGGGACATATCAGCGTATAGCCATAGTATAACGCATCGGCGAGATCGGGGACAGAACATGAGACAGCCGAACCGCTACGGGCTTTCCGCCCGTGAGCGTACGATAGGGAAGCGAGCCACTAGATGCTTTCATGCACACCGCGTCAATGAATGAAAGCGAGAGATTGCGAGAGGAGCGGAAACTGAACTCATCCATGTAGCGTTGTAAATGTTTCTTGCTCACGCTGTGGAATGTGCCCATCAAACCCCTACGGAATAACGCCCAGAAACTTTCCATACCGTTCGTGTTCGTGATGCCGTCTACATATTCGCCCTTGCTATGATTGACAGTGTGATGCTTGTAGCCGAGTTTTTTCAATCCTCGGTATGACTTGTGCTCATCCGTAAATACCGCGCTCTTGGCGGCAACATTCTTGGAAATAAAATTCTCCAATGTGCGCTTGCTCGTGTTCGGAACTACCCGCGCTATCACTTTGCCTGTCCGCGAGCGCAAGCCGACTACTGGTATTTTGTTGGCGACACCGCGCCCCTTGCGGATGCGCTTATTGGCGTGCTTGTTCTTTTCCTTTCCCCCGATATACACTTCGTCCACTTCTATGATGCCGCGCAGTTTCGCCGCTTCGGTGCACGATTCGCGGATGCGATGCGCCATGTACCACGCCGTCTTTTGAGTCACGCCGAGTTGTTTACCCATTTCAATGGACGAGATGCCTTTGCGAGCCGTGCCCATAAGAAACATCGCCAAGAGCCACATGCGGACGGACACATGGCTACCTTCCATAATCGTTCCCGTCTTACAGGTGAACTTCACCTTACAAGAAGAGCATTTATGCGGTTGCGAACCGCTTACTTTGTATACATGGTCGCTCCCGCAATGCGGACATTCAACCGAGCCGTTCCATCGCCTCATCTCAAAGTAGGCGACTGCGGCATCCTCGCTCGGGAACTTACTGGTAAGAAACTCAATGATACTCATTTCTTTTGGCGTTTTCTTTGTTATTTTCTTCATACCTCTATCTTATACCCACACAAAAGTCCTGTCAAGTACCTGATAACACTAGAAGTGGATAACAAAATAAGACAACAGTTATCCACATAAGGCAAAAATGGGTATTGTGCAGGGTGTAGAACACTCTATACTGATGATGCTAGTAGCGTTTGAGTGAGTCATTGTCGCTGTTTCTTTACAGGATTTAAACCCAATAGAGAATCATTCCCGTCTTGACTCATGGAGCGCACAAACGCTCCTAGCAAGCGTCTCGGTTGAAAAACTTTGACTTTTGCGCTCCAGTAGTCAGCATGGGATTTTCTATTAAAAGCAGAAAATCCCCGCAAAGCGAGGATTTTCTGTCAGGATAGTACCAACGCCCCAGTCGTATAATTGGACAGTACGGACGCCTTTGGAGCGTCAAAACGGAGTTCGAAGCTCCGCTGGGGCACTAGTACCATATTTAGGATACCACAAATTTTGAAATGCAAGCGACCTATAAAATTATGGGGATAGTATTTTTTATGTTATAGTATGAGGTGTTATCATGTATATAGTTCCCTTAATTTTAGCATTAAGGGCATCACAATCTCCCTGTATCCCCAGATTGCTCCGCGACCAGTTTTTTAAGTGGGCGTGAAGAAAATGGTGGAACCTACACAAGACAATCCAGTTGCTTGATTCGCGCTCCAATTCCGGGAACTCGTGGAAACTTTTTATGTGATGAGTCGCCAATGGATTAAGAAGTGTCGGTTTATGGAGTCCCATCTGACACAAGTTGTTTGCTTCTTTAATTGCATTTCTGCTATCTTCCGCCCAGCCCGAGCTTCTTTCGGCTCCAAGTTCTCTATTATCCCAGAGAGAAAATAGCCAATCAATCATGAGTTTGAAAAAAGAGAACCGAGGTAAGTTAGGAAAGAACCTCCGAACGGCGCATCCGGATTGAGACGACGATTCATTGCGAGTCGTGTCTTCGGCCCGAAGTTCTGTCCGAAGTTCCCCACGATTCCATTGTCTCTTTGAAAAGCGTGTACCGCGCTCCGCGTTTCCACACCATACAAATCGGTAATTCCGTTCGGGATAGGGTAGCCCAGTTGCACGAG